CGTTAGGGTACCATATTGGATCCTTGTGGCTGGAGGCATTAGCATGTGTCGAAACACTGCAATACCTGAAAAGCCAAATGTATCTACTCGCGCGCACAAGGCTCGCAGGCATCAGACGCTTAAAGACAAGAGGGATCTTGTCAAATGGTATAAATCTAATAGTGAAGTACTCAACTATTTGGTTGCCATTTTGTCTGATGCAAAATCAATCCTTCCTTCATACGGCGCTGCTGACTTAGCCAAAGATGTCGAAACTCTGACATCTCGCTTCAAAAGCGAAGGCATTAGTTTTGCTGCTAAGACGCTGCCAAACCTCGCAGATATGTATTTAAACTATCTGGAGACTGGCAGATCAATCTATCCCGGTTTTAAGCTACAAAAAGGGACTGAACACCCCGCATTCTTGCGAAGGTTGTTCACATTGATGTACGTCAAACCTAATGAAGCTGAAGGGATACAGGCATTAGCTTGTTTTTATCAGCTGTGTTCTGCCTTCAAGAAAATAGAAGGTCCGTATCCCCAAGATGTACTCCGCAAACAACTCGCGGATTTTGTTGCAGTTGATTCCTCCTTGTCAGAAATTGACTTTGAGAATAATGAGGCGATTAAACCTCTGATTGCACACGCCAGAGCCATCATCAAAAATATCTTCGCGGATTTCGATCCGCATGACGATGACCACGCAAGACCAAAACCTGGTCCTGGTGCCACCAATACCAAGGTGGAAAAGCACATGCGATACGAGCCACATGTGTTGTACATGCAGCACCACAAATGCCTAGATTATTATGAATGGTTCTTCACGAACCCATGGCATTTGGTAAACGAGTCTCGATCCGTCCTCTCCTTATGGGAGAATCGAAAGAGTGCCCCGCGGGCTCGCCAACTTTTTGTACATAAGAAATTTGGCAAAGCTAGGGGTATTTGTATTGAGGAAAACGAATCTCAGTTTCTTCAGCAAGCCTTTAAACGCGCTCTCTACCATTGGTTGGAGAGCCACCCTTTAACTCGTGGGCGCATAAATTTTGCGTCACAGAGTATAAACGGAGAGCTTGCTCTGAGTTCGTCCCAAGATCAGAAGTATGCGACGATAGATATGTCGGAAGCATCTGATCGCATAGCATATTCGTTAGTGATGGCCTTGTTTTTCGGCTGTCCAGAACTACGTGCTGTGCTGGCTGCTCTGTCCACGAGATTCGTGGATTTTGGTAAAGAGCAGTGCGATATAGGTCTGGATTCCATAGAGTTGAAGAAATTCGCTCCAATGGGTTCAGGTTTGTGTTTTCCTATTATGGCAGTGTGTCATTTTGCCTTGATACAGGCTATAATTCTTAATTCGACAATACCAAATAGATTTGAACTAAGTCGAGAAGTGTATGTGTATGGTGACGATATAATCGTACCTACACAGTGTGTCCAGGCGATATACGCTTGGTTGCCAATGTTTGGCATGAAAATCAATGAAGAAAAAAGCTTCTTCAATTCACACTTCCGCGAATCTTGCGGCATCCATGCCTTCAACGGCGTAGATGTCACCCCGGTATACTTTAAAAGTATATTAACTCAGCATTCACGTGCGGGCAGTCTTCTGTCCGCTATCGGCAAGGAGTACTTATTCCATAAAAAGGGATATTACAGAACTGCCGAACTATTACGTAAAGAGG